CCTGTTTTGCCGGGATCGACTACATGAGCACTACGGACTTTCTCTCAGCAGGCCTCCTGTTCAAGTTTGAGGATAAGACAGTGTGGATCACGCACACCTGGGTGTGCAGGCAGAGCAGAGATCTCAAGAAGATAAAGGCTCCTCTTGAGCAATGGGAGGCCATGGGCCTGCTGACGTTCGTGGATGCTCCGGAGATCCCTGCAGATCTTCCGGCCTGCTGGCTCCGGCTGAAGGAATCGGAGCTTGGATGCAACATCATTGGTGTGGGGATCGACCAGTACCGTTATCAGATGGTCCGGAATGCCCTGGAAGCACAAGGATTCATCTGGGATAAGAAATACGGAGACATTTACCTGCTTCGGCCTTCCAATGAAATGCAGGTGGCACCAATCATCACATCCGAGTTCGTGAATGGTGCGCTGGTGTTCGGTGACAATCCCCTTATGCGCTGGGCGGTATGGAACAGTAAGATGGAGGTCTCCAAGGTGGGGAATATCACCTATGGCAAGATCGAGCCTCACAGCCGGAAAACGGATCCCTTCAAGGCCTTTGTTGCTGCAGAGTGTGTTGCCCTGATCCTGGCTGAAGATGGATCTGACATAGAGACTGAATATGAATCAGAATTTGGAACCAATGGAGTAATGACATTTTGAGGAGGGAGAGATGTGAGTTTCAGAAGCTGGCTGGCAAGTGTCTTTGCCAACGTGGATCCGGATGACGATGGAGTCAGACACATCTCAGTCCGTGATTTCAAGAGAAAAGAAACAGAGTTCTGTATAGATGCCTATGCCATCTTTACGGTGATTGATTTTGTGGCAACGCTGATGAGCAATGTGGAGCTGCAAACCTACTACAACGGCCGTCTGACAGAGGAGAAGGAGTGGTACAGGCTGAACATTAAGCCTAACATCAATCAGAATGCCAAGGACTTCTGGAAGGAGTTCTGGTGCAAGCTCCTCTACTACGAAGAGGTGCTTGTGGTCCCTGTTGGGGAGCAGCTGATCATAGCGGATGCTTTTACACATCATCCTGAGTTTGCCGTCAAAGAAGATTTCTTTGAGGGAGTGAGCCGGGGTGATTTTTCGTTTAACCGGACATTCCGTGCCAGTGAGGTGTTCTACCTCCGGTACTCCACCATCGAGATCAGCCGGACACTGAAGTCAATGATGAATCTCTATGGTGATCTGATCGAACATGCAGCGGATGTCTACAGCGGATCCGGAGGAGAGAAGGGTATCCTCAATGTCAATTCCGCTGCCACTGGTCCGGAAGATTTTGAAAAGAAGTACGGTGACTGGATCAACAACCGGTTCAAGTCCTACTTCAGTGCCAACAACGCTGTAATGCCTCTTTTCCGTGGTATGACCTACACCGGCAAACATGAGAGCATTGACAGTGAGTCTTCCCAGAACATCAATTCCATGCTGGATGCAGCACTTGGCCGGGTGGCCAATGCGTACAAGGTGCCTCCTGCTGTACTCCGTGGTGAGGTGGCTGGTATGTCCGATGCATTCAATGTGCTCCTGACCAGCTGCGTGGATCCTTTAGCATCCATGCTGGCCTGTGAGCTGACGGCTAAGGAATTTGATCAGAAGGCAGCATCCAATGGATGCGTGATCAAGGCCTTCACAAACAACATTAAGCATACCGACATCTTTGATGTGGCTGTGAACTTTGACAAGCTCTTTGCAGATGGATTCAGCCACAACGAATTGTGTCGTTTGTTAGGAATGCCTGAGATTGATGAGCCTTGGGCAAACCGGCATTTCATAACCAAGAATTATGCAGATGCTGCTGATCCTGAAGGAAAGGAGGTGAAGAACAGTGAAGAAACATAATCCTAAGATGATGTTGCATCTGGAACCGCACCAGTCCATCCCCAACACATATGACATGTATCTGTACGATGATGTTAAGGCCAGGGGACGTTTTGACTGGAAGACATGGACAGAGCTGGAGTCTGAGACATCCGCTAAGTACTTCCGTGATCAGCTTGCAGGAATTCCTGCTGATGCAACAATCAATCTCTACATCAATTCCAATGGTGGAGAGGTCAAGGAAGGCGTGAGCATTTACAACCAGCTCAAGCGACATGGTGCCACTGTCAATGGAGTTGTGGACGGCAATGCTTACAGCGTAGCGTTCCTGATTCTCATGGCATGTGACCACAAGGTCATGAACCTTGGTACATCCGCACTGGTGCACAACATGTGGACCATCTGCATGGGTAACGCCAATGATCTTCGTAAGGAAGCGGATGACCTGGATAAGCTCATGGAGTCCAACCGTCAGATCTTCCTTGAAGCAGCCGGCGGTAAGCTCACAGAGGAAAAGCTGATCGAGATGATGGATGCTGAGACATTCCTCACTCCGGATGAGTGTCTTGCATATGGCTTTATCGATGAAGTCAATCATGAGATCGTATCGGAACCTGCTCCGGGTCCGGATGACGATGACGAAGTTGATGATGACCTTGAGCAGCTCAGAGCGGAGAATGAGCAGATGAAAGCTCAGCTCAGAGAGCTGCAGCAGAAGGTTCAGTCCCTTGAGGAACCTGTACAGGTATCCATGGCTCCGGAAGTAGTCCAGGATCTTGTATCCAGATATTTCAAGTAACAACCAACCAAGTGATCAAGTAATAACCAAGTACTTCAAAAGTAAAGGAGAACAACAAATGATTAATCTTGATATTCTTCAGCAGAAGAGAGCAGCTATCACACAGTCCCTCTCTGATGCAATTGCTAAGAACGATGAAGCAGCGGTCCAGCAGGCTCTTGAGAGCCTCTCCGGATTCTATTCTGAGATGATCACCGGCCAGATCAACGGCGTTATGGAAGACCTCGACAGAACTATCCTTGCAGGCCGTGGCGTTCGCCAGCTGACTAGCCAGGAGACCAAGTATTACCAGGCTGTGATCAATGCTATGAAGGCATCTGATCCCAAGCAGGCAATTGCCAATATCGATGTCGCTTTCCCTCAGACAGTTATCGATACTGTCATTGAGGATATCATCGCAGAGTTCCCGCTCCTCAATGCGGTAGACTTCGGTGATACAGCGACCATCACGAAGATGATTTATAACACTCAGGGTGTGCAGAAGGCAACCTGGGGTGCTCTCGGCCTTGGCAAGGACGGCGTGTCCGAGCTTACCGGCAACATCGCAGAGATCGACCTGGCATTTGCGAAGCTTTACGCTTACATGGTCGTCAACCAGGATATGCTTGACGCAGGTCCGGCATGGGTAGACAGATATGTCAGAGGCATCCTTGTAGAAGCTCTCGGCCTCGGTGCTGAAGACGGTATCGTCAAAGGCACCGGCGTTAATCAGCCTATCGGCATGATCAAAGACGGAACCACTGATTCTACCAGCCATGAGTATAATGATCAGACCGTGACTGCTCTGGCAGAGATCACTCCCACCACAATCGGTGCGCTGGTCGGCGGCATGGCAGTAACAAGGACCGGAAGACCTCGCAAGGTCAACGGCCTGATCTTTGTCTGCAACCCTGTAGACTATTACACCAAGGTTATGCCTGCAACTACAGTACAGGGTCCTGATGGCGTTTATCACAATGACGTCTTCCCTGTCCCCTGCACGATCATTCAGTCCACTGCGCTCGATATCGGCAAGGCAGTGTTCGGAATCGGCAAGCAGTACTTCTACGGCATGGGTCTGCCTAAGGGTGGCAAGCTTGAGCACGATGACAGCACTCTGTTTCTCGAGGATAAGAGGGCGTACAAGATCAAGTTCATCGGCAACGGCATGCCGAAGGATTTCAACTCCTTCAAGTATCTTGATATCAGCAACCTGAAGCCTCAGTACTTCCGCACGAAGACTGCAGGCTAAGATCTGACAGAAGGAGGCCCGGATGGATTACTTTTTTGAAATAAAGAACTATCTGGACATTACCTTCACGGATGAGGATGTTGATCAGAAGCTCTTGGGTGTATGCGAAAGAGCAGAATCATATCTATCCAAAGTAGCTGGGACCAGCCTCACGTTCTCCAAGAATATGGAGGACAAGAGTCTGCTCCAGCTGCTTTTTGATTGTATACGGTACATCTGGTGTGGTGCTCTTGATGAATTTGAGAAGAATTATGCAGATGACTTGTTTGCACTCCGTGCCAATATGCATGTGGCACTGATGGAGGACGGAGAATGAAGGCAAAGATGAAAAATGTGCGTCCAAGCTACAATGACGGTGTTGTTACTGTCTATAAGAACAAGGCTGAGAACCGTACATCCTTCAATGCCGTGAATAACGCTGACAGCATGGATGATCTTGAAGAGATCGTTAAACTCCGGTTCTGTACTGAGTCAAAACGTGAATCTGACATTGAGTTTGCAGAAGCGCACACCAGGACACTGTCCCTTAAAGTCAGCACTCCTCTGCACCGTGCTGTAAAGTCTCAGTACTATGCAGTGGTGGGAACGATGTTGTACACGCTGTACAACGTTGATTTTGATGAATCTGAGGACAGGATGTACCTGTACATGGAGGAAGTGAGGGATCTGTCAGATGAGTAACAGCATACTTGACCGTATCGAAAAAACACTGACAAAGCTGTCCACTGAACATGAGGTGAAGATGGAGGGTGTCTTCTATGGTGCCTGTACTGAATCAAAGCTCAGCAAGTGGAACTACTTTGTGTTCAATCGTGGCAAGACAACCAAGAACAACAACGGCACCAGGACAGATCTGCAGACCACATATGAGGTCCACATTGTCCATGAGGGTCATGTGCCGGAAGGGTATGTCAAAGATGTCATTGATGCGCTGCAGGCCCAGGATGAGCCTGGCACAAAACTGAAGCTGAACAATGATGACATCACCTATGATTATACCTTCAAACAGAACACTAACATGGTTGTAGAGGTTGCTACGATCACGTTCTATCATCCTGAGAAGAGGTGCTGACATGGGCACTATTGATAACCTGATGCCTTACTGGGGACAGTGGGACGTATTTGATGCCGGTGATGTGGAGGAGTTCACCAACCTGATGAATCAGTATGGTGATGCAGCTCAGAGAGTGATCAACAATGTCCTGCACAAGGAAGGTGCTCAGGAGATCAAGAAGGAGATCACACACCTGCTGCCGGCATCCGGGAGAAACTGGAAAGGCAAGGGAGCTTCAGCAAGATCTGCAATGCCTGGTAAGTTTGCTCAGGATGATGATCTGCTGGCCGTAACTATTGCAGCCAGGGGAAAGTACCACTACTTGTATTTTCCGGATGATGGTTCAAATACAAGGAAACATGTGGGAAATCAGAGATTTATGAAAAAGGGTGCTGAAAAGGCAACGTCAAAAATTATTGATCTGTGTCTTGGAAAGCTAATTACATGAGGAGGAGATAACAATGGCAATTACATCCGCTGATGTTTACAGCTATTTTGAAGCAGACCAGCTGGCCATCAAGGTAGCTGGTGACAATGCCTACACCAGAGATGACTGCATCGGATCCATTGAGGTGGAGAGGGAGACCAAGACGGTCACCAAGTCCTGCAGAGGTGTAGTCAAGAAAAGAAAAACCAAGCCCACTGGCAACGGCACGATCACGCTGAAGATGCATATCAAGCTGGCCCTGTATCGCAGACTGCATGCGATGACCAACGAAGGCCTGCAGCCCGGTGTGTATGCGTTTGATAATACCGTAGCGATGCCGGAGGCATCCATCACGGCCAGAGTCAAGGATGAGGATGACAACATCATGTTCCTTGGCTATCCCAGATGCAAGGTTGAGGAGATCAACAAACTCAGTATTGAGAATGGTGCTGAGGAAGTGGCAGAAGTAGAGATGAAGCTGTCCTACATGCCTGATGACTACAACAAGGGTGAATATCAGGCACTGGCAGATGAGCTGACCGGGACTGTCCTTACACCGTCCACATGGATGACTGACTTCAGCTCTGAGGCTGCTCAGCTTGATGGTGAATAAGAATCTTTGAATCACTGGTGAGACTCTTCTGAGTGTCACCAGTTCAATTTATGTGGAGGAATACCATGAGTTTAAAGCCTACGTTTTATGATTTCGCTCTCACTGACGGCAGAGTTGTCCAGGTGACAAGAAATTTTGCCGGACTCTACATGCTCAAGGCTTACGATCCGGCGCTGTATGAGAAATCTCAGGCGTACAACCACAAGGACAAAGGATCCAAAGCGGATGACCTGGAGAATGCCGGAGTGATCTACGCAGCCTATGTGACTGCCACATTGGTGAACAACAGCATCAAAAAGAGTGCCGGTACACCTGAGGATCCCATCATGGAGGAGATCGAATTCTTCAGCCTGATGCCCAGTGACATGTATGTCATCGGAAACATCCTGAAGAAGCTCTTTGGTGATGAGAAAAAAAAAGCGGATTCCAAGAGGCATTTCGCAAAGCTACAGTCCAGAAAGTAGGAAGAAAGACAAAGGTCCCGGAATTCCCACTTGAAGACATTGAAGATTACTACACCTACTATGTGCAGATCATGGAGCTTCCGGAAGACATCTTCTGGAATGCGGAGATCCCATTTCTGGACAGGATCATAGACAACAAGGTTGCCTATGACGGCTGGGTGAGCAGTGTGATGGAGAAAGAAAGGGAAAAGATCCGTGGCAAGAAATGAAGCAAAAGTTAAGTTTACAGCTGACACAAGGGAGCTGACATCACAGATCCAGGCTTCCAACAGTGCCATGAAGATGCTGAATGCCACGATGAAGCTGAACCAGGCAGAGTTCAGAAACAGTGGCAACCAGACAGAGTTCCTGAAGAACAAGCAGAAAATCCTTCAGGCAGAGCTGGAGACGAACAGGATCAAGCAGGAGGCACTGTCCGGCAAGGTGGAAGCTGCCAAGGCCATCTATGGAGAAAACAGTGCAGAGGTCCAGAGCTGGATCACAAAGCTGACTCAGGCCAAGACGGAACAGCAGAACCTGCAGACACAGCTGGATCAGTGCAACAGGGAGATCGAGGAACAAGCGAAATCAGAGCAGCAGGCTCAGACTCCGCTTGAGCAGTTGAACACTAAGATCTCCGAGCAGAAGTCACAGCTGGAGAAGCTGAAAACAGAATATAAGAATGTGGCTCTGGAGCAGGGCACCGGATCCCAGGAAGCCCAGGAGCTGAAGGCTAAGATAGATGAGCTAAATGGTGAGCTGAATGAGAATGAGTCCAAGCTGAAGGATGTTGACAGTGCTCTGGAGAATGCAGGTGATGAAGCTGAAAGATCAGCTAATGGTGGATGGAGCGTCATGAACCAGGTTGTGGCAGACCTGGCCACCAACGCTATTCAGTCAGCTATTCAGAAGCTGAAGGATTTTGGCAAGGCAGTCATGGACCTTGGCATTGACTTCTCCTCCAGCATGTCCAATGTCCAGGCTATATCCGGGGCAACCGGAGAAGAGATGGGACAGCTGGAGCAGAAGGCCAGAGATCTTGGGGCCACTACAGTGTACTCGGCAAGTGATGTGTCTGATGCCTTTGGTTACATGGCCATGGCCGGCTGGGACACGCAGCAGATGATGGACGGTGTTTCAGGTGTGCTGAACCTTGCAGCATCTTCCGGAGAAGATCTGGCCACAACATCTGATATTGTGACAGATGCGCTGACTGCTTTTGGTATGGAGGCAGGGGATGCCGGAAGGCTTGCAGATGTTATGGCTGCAGCTTCCAGCAATGCCAACACCAACGTGTCTATGCTGGGTGAGTCCTTCAAGTATGTGGCACCTGTGGCAGGTGCTCTTGGCTTTTCTGCTGAGGATACGTCAGTTGCACTTGGTCTTATGGCCAACAGTGGTATCAAAGCATCTCAGGGTGGCACAGCACTCAGGACGATACTCACCAATCTGTCAAAACCCTCTAAGGATGTTGAGACAGCCATGTCTGCACTTGGCATCAGCTTGACAGACGATGAAGGCAACATGAAGAGCCTCAGAGATGTCATGGGTGATCTCCGGTCTGGCTTTGGAGATCTTATGATTTCAGAGGATGAGTTTGATCAGACTCTAGCCACCATGAACGCAAATCTCGAAGGCGGATACATCACGCAGAAGCAGTATGACGATGAGCTGGAGCTGCTTGCAGAGAGAGCCTTTGGTGCAGAAGGTGCTGAGAAGGCACGCTATGCAGCCATGTTGGCCGGTAAGGAAGGAATGTCCGGTCTGCTTGCTATCGTGAATGCTTCTGAAGAGGACTACCAGAAGTTGACAGATGCCATTGATAACAGCACAGGGGCTGCACAGGGGATGGCCGACACGATGAATGACAACCTTGGTGGAGACATCAAGGAACTGAACTCAGCCTTGGAGGAACTGCAGCTGAAAATCTATGACAGTGTGCAGCAGCCAATGAGGGACATTGTACAGTTCATTACCGGATCCGTGATTCCGGCAGCTACACAGGTGCTGCAGTTTATCCAGCAGCATTCTACAGCGTTTGGGATCCTTGCAGGGGCAATTGCCGTTATTGTGGCCGGTATCGGATTATACAATGCGGTCCAGGCGGTAAAGGCTGCCATGAATGCAGCAGAAGCTGCTTCACTTGGTGCTCTGATAGTAGCGCAGATCTCGGCCACGGCCACAGCATGGGCAGCGGTCCTTCCATACATTGCTATTGTGGCAGCGATCGCTGCCGTGATCGCAATCATAGTAATCTGTGTAACTCGCTGGGATCAGATCAAGCAGAAGGTGACAGAGGTGGCCACAACGGTGAAGACCAAAGTCACACAGGCATGGAACAATCTGAAGACCAATATGAGCAACGTCATGGACAGCATCAGATCTAAGGTGCAGAGTGCATGGCAGACAATCAAGACCAACATTATCAATCCGGTACAGGACGCTTACAACAATGTTACTCAGAAGATCTCAGATCTGAAGAGCAAGATTGAAGAGAAGATCAACGACATCAAGAGCAAGGTACAGGAAACCTTCCAGAGCATCCGGGAGAAGATGGAGAGCCCTATCCAGGCTGCTAAGGATACCATTGATGGCATCATCAGCACTATCAAAGGATGGTTCCCTCTGAGTATCGGTAACATCTTCAGCAATCTGAAGCTGCCACACTTCTCTATCAGTGGAGAGTTCTCACTGAATCCTCCATCCATTCCACACATTGGTGTTGACTGGTATGCCAAGGGTGCTGTCTTTGATGCAGCCACTATCATTCCGACACTGTA